TACAAGTGGAGGAATATAAAATTGACACCAGAACATTTTAAAGATCACAAGAAAGAACAACTAGATAGAATGGAAAAGAAGATAGATAATCTTGAACAGAAATTAGATAATCATATTAATGAAATATGGAAAGTTTATAAACCCATAAAAAAATTAATAAAGTATTTTGGTAAATGATAATTTGTATAGGTAATGGAGAAAGTCGAAAAGACTATGACCTTTCTAATTTAGATGGTCACAATACAATAGGTTGTAATGCACTATTTAGGGACTACACACCTAATATACTTGTTGCTATGGATTACAAGTTATGTCATGAGATATACCGTTCTGGTTATGCATTTAAAAATATTTGTTATCTCAAAGAGTGGGAAAAGATAAAACACACAGCTTATGATAAACTTTTTGTAAAAGAACACTATAAACAGTTTGTTGGTGATGTTGAAAGTTTAGATGGTTATGTAGATGAGTTTTCATGGCCTAATGCAAAGAAAAGATTTTTTGTATGTTGGGCAAACAACAAAGGCTTGATGGAAGAATTTAAAAAAGAAAAATCAAAAGAAGATCCAACACTTACAGACGATGATTTTAAATTACATTGTGATTTAGATACAGTAGGTTACACAATTACATGGACAAAGAAGAAAGACAAAGTACAAAGTCTAAAAGGTTTTGATACTAGAACAAATGCAGGTGCACTATCAATGTTAATCGCAACACAACAACCTAATGTTGATAAAGGTATCTATCTTTTTGGACACGATATATATTCTAATACAAAGACAGTAAATAATTTATATAAAGATACAAACGGATATGTTGGTAAAAATGCAAAAGCCATTGATCCTAAAAACTGGATAAAACATTATAAAGCTATATACGATAGATTTAACGATATACAATTTAAAGTAGTAAACACAGAAAAAATAAAAGAGTGGGATTGTAAAAATGTCAGTTACATATCTCTAGAAGAATTTAATGACGACCTTAAGCATAACAAAGGTTAATGAAACTTATATAAAAGTTTTAGCCGAACCTTATATTCAAGCAGAACTTTCAGAATTTTTTACATTTCAAGTTCCGGGTTACAGGTTTATGCCTGCATACCGAGCAAGAAAGTGGGATGGTAAACTACGATTATATTCTAAAGCAACAGGTAAAATATATCAAGGATTGCTATCTTACATATATGCGTTTGCTAAAGAGAGAGAATATAAGATTGATATAGAGGAAGGTGTATATTATAACTCAAAGATAAACAAAAAAGATAGTGACGATTTTTGTAATAGTTTAAAACCTAAATCAAATGGTAAAGATATTGAGGTTAGAGATTATCAGTTACAGGCTGTGTATCAAGTTTTGAAACGACACAAACTTTTATTACTATCACCAACAGCTAGTGGTAAATCTCTTATCATATATTGTATGATTAGATTTTTTAGAATGCTTAATTTAAAAATATTAGTTATTGTTCCAACTACATCTTTAGTAGAACAAATGTATAGTGATTTTTTAGATTATGGTATGAACGAAAGTGTGCATCGTATATATTATGGGCATGAAAAAGAAACGGAAGATAATGTAATTGTATCTACATGGCAATCACTAGCAACTTTTGAAAAAGATTATTTTAAACAATTTGATGTAGTGTTTGGAGATGAAGCCCACACATTTAAATCAAAATCATTAACAAAAATTATGACTTCACTAGTAAATGCTAAATATAGAATAGGAACAACAGGTACACTTGACGATACTAAAACACATAAATTAGTATTAGAGGGTTTATTTGGTCCAATATACAGAGCAACATCTACTAAACAACTTATAGATAAAAAACAATTATCTGATTTTAAAATAGAGTGTTTAGTATTAAAACATAGTGAAGAAAACCGAAAGGAGATAAAAGGTGCAACATATCAAGAAGAAATGGATTATATTTGTTCTCACCCAAAGAGAAACACTTTTATACGCAATCTATGTAAGTCTTTGGACGGGAATACTTTATGCCTGTTTCAGTATGTAGAGAAACATGGTAAAATATTATACGATCTAATTGGTGATACATTAGATCCACACACTAGAAAAATATTTTTCGTATATGGTGGAACAGATACAAAAGATAGAGAAACAATAAGGAGTATAACAGAAAATGAAAAGAACGCAATCATCGTGGCGTCTTTTGGTACTTTTAGTACTGGTATCAATATTCGCAATCTTCATAATATCATATTTAGCTCTCCAAGTAAAAGTAGGATTAGAAATTTACAATCTATTGGTAGGGGTTTAAGATTAGGTGATAATAAAGAAAAAGCAACACTTTATGATATAGCAGATGACCTAAGCATCGGGGCCTATAAAAATTATACATTAAACCATTTTTCTGAACGAATAAATACTTATGTAGGAGAAGAGTTCGATTACGAAATCCATAATATAAACTTATGATTAGAATATTAAGATTAGTTAGTGGTGAACAACTTGTCGCAAGAGTACAAGAACATAAAGATAAGAAAGATTTTCTTTATTTACATGAGCCACTTAAAATGGAAATAGTTCCAAAACTATCAAAAGACTTTTTGGTTGAAGAACATATGTCATTACAAGAATGGATTTATCAAGCTGAGAGTAAAGAACACCCTATTCACAAATCAAAAATATTAACTGTTGCAAATGCAAATGATAGATTGACGGAATACTACCAAAATATAAAAGAACATTTAAAATCAAGAAAGTGGAACATAGGATCTGCTCAAGAGATGAATGAAATGGATAATTTTGAAGAAGAACAACTAACAGATAATGAAGTCGTTGAATATATAAAGGGTAGAAGAACTATACATTAATAGTCTTTGTTTCCCTCTACACAGAGGAGTATATACCAAGCAAGAAGAAAAGTCAAGGAACTGATAAAAAAATTTTTCAATACATTGATTTTTCTTATATTTTGTGATATAATAATGATATGAAAAAGAAAACAGAACATTATGTAGATAATAAAGAATTTCTACAGGCTATGATTGAATATCGTAAGGTTTGTGTTGAAGCCGAACAGAATAATCAAGAAATACCACCGGTAACAAATTACATAGGTGAGTGTTTTTTAAAGATAGCTAATCATTTATCTTATAGACCTAATTTTATTAATTACACATATAAAGAAGAAATGATTTCTGATGGAATAGAAAACTGTTTACAATATGTTAAAAATTTTAACCCAGAAAAATCAAACAATCCGTTTGCATACTTTACACAAATAATCTATTACGCCTTTATTCGTAGAATACAGAAAGAGAAAAAACAACAAGTCATAAAAAGAAAACTGATATTAAAATCAGGTATTGATATGACAACTACAAATTCAGGTGATGACAAAGAGTATCAAGATGCATACATCGATTATCTACAAAAGAATATGTTGATAACCGAAGAAGATATTGATAAACCTAAACCAGCTAAGAAGAAAAAGAAAACAACTAAAAAATCTACATTAGAATATTTTTGTTAATACATGAAAATTGCTTTACTTACCGATACCCATTTCGGTGCGAGAAACGATAGCCCTGCATTTAGTAAATACTTTTTTAAGTTTTACGATGAAGTCTTCTTTCCGTATCTAAAAGAAAACAATATTACTACACTTATACACCTAGGTGATATTGTTGATCGAAGAAAGTTTATTAATTTTAAAACTTCACATGACTTTCGTAAAAATTTTATGATGAGATTGTGGAAAGAAAAAATTGATACACACATTATTATTGGGAATCACGATACTTACTATAAAAACACAAATCAAGTTAATGCTGTTGATGAGTTACTTACAACTTATGATGGTGTTAATGAACCTCACATTTATACTAATCCTAAAGCTGTTGAGTTTGATGGACTACGAATATTGATGTTACCTTGGATATGTGCCGATAATAAAGACATATCTTTAGAAGCATTGAAACAAGAGAACGCTGATATAGTTTGTGGACATCTAGAGATACAAGGATTTGAAATGCATAATGGCATGAAGAGTCAAACAGGTTTATCTAGTAAAATATTTAAAAGATTTGAAACTGTATACTCTGGCCACTTTCATCATAAGTCAGACGATGGACATATTCACTATCTAGGTAGTCCTTATGAATTTGTTTGGAATGATTACAAAGACCAAAAAGGTTTTCATATTCTAGATACAGAAACTAGAGAATTAGAAAGAATAGTTAATCCTTTCACAATGTTTGAGAAGATATACTATAATGATGAAAAAGAGAAATATGATAATTTTGATTATGAACCATACCGAGATAAAATAATTAAAGTTATCGTTGACAAGAAAACAGATTACTATATGTTTGATCAGTTTGTAGATAATTTTTACAAAAAGATAAATGTAACAGATATAAAGGTTATAGAAGACTTTTCAGATTTAGATGCTGCAACTGTTGCTGATGATATTGTAGAGAAAAGTGAAGACACGGTTTCATTAATGAATAACTATGTTGAACAATTACAAACACCTTTAGATAAACAAAGGCTCAAAGATTTTTTAAGAACATTATATACTGAAGCGGGTGATGTGGAACTATGATAGTTAATGCAGATTGTATAGAACATTTAAAAACAATAGAAGATAATTATTTTGATAGTGTGGTTACAGATCCACCTT